GGCTTTCCATGCTTTCAATCTTGGAAACGCCGATGCCCTCCGCGCCCGTGAGAGTCTTGACAATGACAGGGAACTTGCCACCGATTTCCTTGACCGCAGATTCAATGTTTGCTTCATCTGCAACGAATGCCGTGCGCGGGTGCGGGAGACCGTGCTTTCTGAGAGCAATCGCTGTCTCCAACTTGTTGGCACACAGTTCCATGCCACCACGCTCGTTCACCATGAACACGCCGTTGTTCTGCAAGATGGTCATAATGGCAACGCCGATGTCGCTGTTCATCACCCCACCGCGAACGATTGCAATCGTGTCGCCAGGAACAATCGTGGCATCCTTGCCCTCGCCGTCATAGTTCTTGATTACGATCTTCTTGGAAGCGACATTTGAAAGATCAACCTGCGCCTTTGCTGTCTTGACGGCATAGAACTCAATCTTTCTCCGCTTGCAGATCTCCTGCATCTTCTCAATCGTATCGCTCAAGTCCTTGTCGGACGAAGTGAGAGCAAGGATTGTAACCTTGTCCTTTGGATCATCCTTGGCTTCAGGAATGAATTCTTCCTTGAGAGCCATGCCCTTACGAACATCGTTGTAGAGTTGCTTGGCGAGGGTCTTATTGCCAGGAATGCCGATGGAGAAGATGTCAAACCGCTTGGCGAATGCAGCAGCCCGCATGAGCGATGCCGACATATACATCGGATCAACTTCCTTGCCCTTCTTGAGCATCTTGTCAATATCGGCTAGGCTGACCTTCTCTACGCGCTCCTCGCCCGCCTGCACGACACGAAAGGCATCAAAGGAGTACTTGCGCTTCTTGGGATCCTTCTCGGCAACCTTGCCCTTGTATGCGGCGATGCCCTTGAAGTTGTCAACCTGATCGCTTCCTGCAATCATGGTGATGTCGGTGTAACCTAGTTCGCACAAATAGAGAACTGCCTCGTAAGGATTCGCTGCCTTATTCAGGGGGAAGTTGCCCTGTGGGAACAACTTGCGTAGGTAGGATACCTTCTGTGAGTGAGTGAGTGGATTCTTCTTTGCATCTTGCGACTTGGAAACGAAGATGAAGTGATCTGCGCTACGAGAACCGGCTTCGTCCATGACCTTCTTCACAAGAACACCGTGACCTGTGGTAGGTGGATTCATGCGACCAAACGCAAAGACTACGGACTTCTTTGCTGGCTTCTTGCTCTTCGTTGCTTCTGAAAAGGTCTTCATAACTTCCAATCCTTGGCTAGGTTAAAGTTTGCCCGTGCGAACTCAATGCGATCCACCAACTTAATCATCTGACAGGTATCTCCACAGACAGCAACGAAACCTTCGGGATTCGTAGCCTTGATACCTTTAGTTGTAGGTAGGTAAGTTCCAATGGTCTTGACTTCGGAAAGCCTCTTGATGACAATCAGTTTTGCCTCGCTGATGAGTGAGTGCAGTTGAAACATCTGATCAAACTGTGAGGCATAAGCGTCAATAAATTTGATTGCTTCCATCTTTGCTTTTTGCTTTACTGCTTGGTTCTTTTGTTGCTTGAGTTTTGAAATCGCCAAGTCATACTTGGAGGCTATATGCGTCTTTAGTCTTGATGAATCATATTTAGAGATTCCTGCCCTGACACCCGAATTGATGAAAGGCATGAGTTCATCAAAAATATCGCTCTTGTGTGCCTTGACCATTATCTTCAGAAATGTCTTTACTTTGGGAGCCAACGGTTTCATCAATTTGAGTAAAGCAGAAATTTGCTCCGAGTCGCTTGCAGTAATGAATGTTTTGCCTGTTGGAGGAGAGGGCAAAGTGGCAGCAGAAAACCATACATTCGTTGTCTGCTTGAATCCATCTAGATTGGCAAGTGTTCCCTTGTTCATTCCTTGTAAGGTATCGGACTTCCCTGTATAGACAGTATGGAATACTATTCCCAACTTGGCAGCACCAATTTTCTTGCCCAAAGGAGAGTCAACGGGAACTGCATACAAAATAGTGTTGGGGCGGAACACATAGTTCTTGACCCCATCAATCTCCATCTCTTTTCGGCTGCTTGCAGAGAACATCAAGTCTCCCTGATAGACTCCTGTGGAAGGAAGCACAGCAGGAAGATTCTCCAAGCAAAGAGTGAGTTTGTTTGCCAGATCCGCACTATCCCCGTGATTTGCCTTGATATCAGACAGAGTGAAGTTGATCTTTGGATTCTTGGATGTGGTTGCGTGTTTCAATGCAACAAAGAACTTGCCATTTGATGGATGCTTTCCTGCCACGATTGCGGGTGCGCCATCCCATTTGGTGGTGATGACCATCTTTGCGGTTGGAGTCTTGCTAGCCAATGATTTGGTGATGGTTGTCATCAGAGACATGGAATCAGCAATACCACCATCCAAATCCGTGAACATCAAATCTTCAATATGCTCAAGATGCTGTGTCTCCACAGCCTCGTTCAGAGGGCAGGAGGGAGCATAGGATAGACTTGAAAAATTGGCTATCATCACCGTATTTAGCCTCAAGCAAACCTCAATACTAAAGAAACCACCCCCTTTTGATCGGGGGTTGTCGGACCAGAGATGCTATCTCTGGTGGGGTAGTTTGTTGTATATATCAAGACAACTGAACTTCAGGCTGTGCATTATCAAAAAGGGTAGCCTCAACTTCCTGACGATCACGATATACGCCAAGAATGCTGTCCTTCATAACCATGAACAGGTACTTACCTTCGTGTTCGGTAGCGTGTTCCCAATACTGACAGATGACTTCCTCGCCGTTGGTCAGCGGGAAAGCATCGGGCTTACGCGCCCATGAGAAGGAGCGACCATCTCCCATAACAGGGCTATCGGAAAACTGCGTATCTCCGATGGCATAGACCTTGCCTACGAGAACGGGGATACGAGAACCAATTGGGCTATCAACATTGCCATTCACATGGCTGTTGAAAACTTCCTTGGTTGCCTCAACGATGATGTAGTTCGGACTTGGAATCAGCATAGTAATCTCCTAAAGGGTTGTTGTATGTAGACACAAAATAGGACGATCAGGATTTGAACCTGCTCCAGAGAGGTATAAACTCTCCTGGGCCAACCAAAGACCCCCTCGTCCCATTTGTTAGGTTCGCTTTCGAACCTTGAGTTCCTTCTTCAAAGCCTTCTCCAGATTTGCAAAATCTTCATCTGCTTTTGGATCCATGTAGTAGAGACCGCACTTGGGATTGACACATTGAAAGACAGGGATGTTGAACACGATTCTAGCACTCACCAAGGGTTCCGTTCTGATCTCTTCCGTGCTTCCCATCTGATAGACATGATCTCTTCTTGATCGGGTTGTAGCACAACCACACTCTTTGCAAGTAGGACAAGGCAAGTCAGTCAAACTTGATCTTTGTCTTCTTGCTTGAGCAATGCCCTCTAGAATTGATCTCCAAATAATTTGAACGCTGCCGATCATCATCATGTCCTAGTCTGTAGTTGATCTCTTCAGCAAGATGCCTAATGTGTTCAACCGAAAGTTCTGCAAGGATTTGCTTTGTCTTTTCCTGTGCTTCCTCTACCGTGCAAGCATCAATCGGAATGTCAATGTGTAAGCGGTATGACATAGTGTGTAATCTTACCTTGTATATTGGTTGCTGTCAAGACCAGTTGTCAAAGTTTCTCTTGGAAAATTTGTCGTCCATGCGCTGTCGGAAGGTCTTGAAGCCTCCACCTCCTTCAGGCATTTCCACCTCGTCATCTTCTTCTCGCTCACCCATTTTAGAAATGCCCTTCTGCGCTGCGGGGTCAAGGTCAAACAACTTCATCTTGCTGCGATCCACTCCGATGACGAAACGACGATAGGCAGACGGGTCGCCATAGCGATTCTTCAACTGCTTGACCATGAGTTGCCCAAGTTCCTCAAGTTCTTCAGTTGAGATCAGAGCAACCATGAAGTCGGCTGTAGCGGGCAGACCAAAAGACTCACTAGTGTTGGTAAGTTCAACATCGCTGTTGGCAAAGCCTTCACGATTGGTCTGCGTGGCGGTAAAGATCGGGACATCATACTTGACTGCCATGCCACGAAGTTCCTCTGCAATCGCCTTGACATAGGTATAGGAGTTCACATTAGAGTTTGCCTTAAAGCGGCTAGACGCACAAATGTTCAGATAGTCAATAAACACGATGTCTGGCTTGAAGTTCTTCTTGAGGCGCAGTTCATCCAAGAGTGATTCAAAGTGCATCGCGTTTGCCGTTGCAGTTGGGTACTCTTTGATAATCAACTTTGCAGAAGTGGAGGACATGATGCGCTGCATCTTGCGGCTGTAGATGTCCTTTGGCAACTTCTTCAGGTCATCCATAGAGATGTCCATTAAATTGGCATCAATGCGCTCTGCGATCCGCTCTTCTGCCATCTCGCAAGTGATATAGAGAACATTGTTCCCTGTGATGAGGCAGTTGGCGGCATGGTGACACATGAAGAGACTCTTGCCCACGCCCGTACCCGCGAGGATGACATTCAGCGTCTTGCTCGGAACACCACCCTGCGTGA